AGCCCGGTCTCTCGTCATTCTGTCATCCGTTTTTATAAGAGTGGGACGAATCAACCACCCCCGCAGCCACGGAATCATTTAAGTGCATTGAAAGCGTTTAAGTAATCTCAAGTCCCAACGTGATCCTATGGGGCTCGCCGCAAATCGTCAACTCAACGACCGCTCGCCGCTGGCGTTTGCTGTATGATATAATGCGGTTGGGGAGCCTTGCTAAAATTCCGTCTAACACCTTGATTGTTCCATCTGCCCCGACTGTCGCCTTGGTAGCCCGGAGTGGGGCACCATCGAAGTCAAGGGACTCTATCCATTCGACTTCTCGCTCGGTGAGAGGCGTACCTAACAAGTTGATGATATTGGGGAGCCGCTTTATCTGGTGATACGCTGCCGCTGTGAGGTCGGCCTCATAGAACACATAGCCGGGGAAAATCGTGCGCTTGACCGTTCTCCACTGTCCGCCCTTTCGAATGGGGCGCTCCTCAACCGGCGCAAGGGCCATAAAACCAGTACATTGTAGTGCCTCGGCAACCTTCCCTTCGCACCCTGTCCTCACATGCGCGACATACCACATACACTATAACCCTTCCGCTTTCTTCGCCTCCAGAAAGACACTGACCTGTTTGTATAGCTCCGGTTGCTCTTTAGCCATGGCCTCAAACATTAACGATTTCACAGCATCCAGCCCTGTTTCCATGCTGTCCTGATTCTGTGTCTCAATCCGCTTCTTATACGCCGCCGCCCGGATCAAGGCCGTGGACTCCCGCACTAGCTTATCAATACTGATGTTATTCCATGCCTCTTGGTCGGCGCTGGCCAGAGCGTTCAATACGTTCTGGCTGGCGATCCTGCTGATTGCCTCTGTGGTATCTAGGTTCGGATACTTGTCTACCACATCCACAATCTGCCGAAAATTTTCTTGGGCAATCTGCAGAGCCTCTAAGTTCGCCTGAAAGCTCCGGGCATATCTGCAAATGGACGCTACGGATATTTCGATTTGATTCTCTTTCAGATATACCACGATCTCTGAGTAAGTGGAGCCCGTCAAGAGCATCTGCTCCACTGTTTCCTTTAGAGCGGGGTCTAGCCCATCAATTTTACTATGTTTACGGTTCCTGCGTTTTGACATAGCCTACACCTCGACCATGTTGTCATCTATCCCCCCGGCCAGCAGTCTGACCCCCTTAGCGGTCACCTTCGCCTCCAGCACTATATAGTTGCTATCGGCAAGAACCACTTTAAACTTACTCCCAATGTCACGTAGGTCGATATATCCCTCTTCGCTTAAAAAGTGAATACAATCCAAAAATTCACCTTCGGAGATCCCATTCCCGGCAAGCACACTCTGAACACCGGCCAGTTTGTTATATGAGTGCCGGAGGATATTTATTGTCCGTAGAACTGCGCCGTTGTTCTTTACAAAATTCCCGGCACTTAGCTGTCTGCGATCAATTCGCATTAGGTTCGATCTCCTTTCATTTCAAGTAATATATCCATGATCCGATCCAGCTTCCGGTCTGTCTTCTGCTGCTCCCGGAAAAAGTCCTCTTTTACGATATAGTTCTCCCGGATATCCCGGACGTCCCGCTCAATTTCATCAACACGGGTAACTGTCCGCTTGAGGAAATATCCGATTACGCCGATTAGTAACGTTGTTGCGATTGGGATGTATATAGATAACCATGGGTTCATTGTTGCCACGCTCCATAAAAAGAAGTAGGGTATAGTTGTCTGCTCCAACTATACCCTACTGTGCCATTAAAGGGGAAATAAAGTGTTTGATTTAGATGTTAGGGGTTATTCTCCTAAAACAGTCCCATCTGTCCGTCTATTGGCTGCCGCCGGATACGTTGGTGCTCCTCTGCTACAATGTTCCGAATCTGCATATCCGTCAGATGATACCGGGCCGCCAGCTCTCGAAAATTATAGCCCGTAAACTCCGCTTTAATCCTATCGTTACGAGCCGCGCGGAGATAGCCGTCCGGCTTTTGGATATAAACCATCGTGCCACCGTATGTCGTCACTAGCTTTACATAGTTGCCCAAGCCAATCAGTTCCGCCAACTGCCGTTGTTCCGCCTCCATGTCCTCTAGCTTAATGATATCAGCTAACTCCACGCTGTGCTCACCGCCTTTCTGCGCTTTTTACATATCCCTTGATGATCTCTATCAACTTGTTGGCCACTTGGGAATCCAGCCAGAGAAAGGGGTTCTTCGGGGTGCAGTCCACTTTCAACTCCCGCTTAATAATCCCACAAAGTCGCTCTCCTAACGTTGCGGTGCTCGGCTCCCGGTCCAATCTCTCCAAACTGTACATCAGTTGCCAGATCCGTCGCTGCTGTCCCTCTGTAGCGCCGCCCGACGTTTCTGGGTGCTGCTTCGGACGGCGGGGCCGGGGGCGAGGGCTGTCGCCTTGGCGTCGCCGTAGTTCTCGGATCACATCCTCGGCCTCGCAGTACCCCAGCGCCTTTACTGATTCCTTTCCGGTCAATGTGTCGATCAATATATGTAGGTTATCTTGATCATTGTCGCGCTCTACAATGCCCAAGGCGTTGCCGATTGCGTATATCTTCCGGACTTGTTGCGTTGTTATGGCGCTCATCATCATACCTCCAGAGGGTGCTCTTTGCTCTTTGCTCTCCGCCTCCTCCAAAAGCGTCCGCCAATAACAGAGATCGCAGGAGCCAAAGTCGGTATCTTTGTCGATGCCCGGCACATGCCGATTGAATAAGTAGTTAAAGCACAGCACACAGCGTTTATCCATCGGCCCCCTCCATTGGAATCGCCCTGGTAGCCATTTGGTCAGCTAAAGCGTTTACGAGATTTCTGAAACAATGCTTTACCCTCTCGCTGTCATCGCCCTGGGCCATGTCCAGAACCGCCTTAATTCTAGCGTATTCGTCTATTATGCATCGCGAGGCCGGTTGTGGTTGCGGCTCGGCTACCTTTTGGGCCTTGTTCTTGCGAATACCCAATGTGCGGTTAATCCGTGCAACGGATAAGCCATATTTTGCGGCAGCCTCATCCACACCGTGGCCGCTTTCGATGTAAGCGCATACGACATCCCAGTCCGGCTTTTTTGCGCCTATGGGCTTTCCCTCTTCCTGAAAAATGATTTCTCGGATATCATCCACTGAGCATAGATTCAGATCCGCAAGGATTTCAATCTGTTGTTTCTTTTTTTCCGCCTGACGATAGCTTGCCCTAATTTCCTCATCTGTATAAGGCCGTATACTATATCCTCCCATACCGTACCCTACCCGTCTGCGAGTTGCTGCTTGTCGGTCTCCAGCCAAAACTCATCTTTGTGCTTCACCGTTGCACCGCAGCGGATAATCTCTGTCTCCGGATACTGTTTCAGCTGATCCCGGTTAATGCTCTCTTTGGACTTAATACAGTCCTCCATGCCATTCTTGCGCAAATGTTCGATCACCTGTGCTTGATCTTTGGGGAGGCTAATGCTGGACGAGGCGCGCCACCCGATTTCACCAAACGTCAAACGCTTCGACTTAGCCTTACCGAATTCTTCACGGTGTAGATCTGCAAACTGCTTTACCTGCTTTGCCAGATTGTCCAACTGTCTCTGCAGTGGGGCCGCCGCCATGGCGGCCGCATCCTTGGCGGCGTTGATTTGCTCGTTTAGGTCGCCCTCGATTTTCGTTAGCTCAATTTCGGCCTGTGCGATTCCTTTCAGCGCCGAATTGACCTCTCCCCAGCTTTTTAGCTGCAATGCATCCGGTATTTTTACCCTTGGCATGTGTGCCCCTCCTCTTTTTTCCCTCACTCTGCATTATCCGGGCTTGTGACCGGCACCCCTCGGTGGCTGCATTAAGGCGGGGCCGGAGGCCCCTTTATTTTGTGTTTACATCATCCAGCCCCTGCTGGTATCCCTTGTAGTACCCCTCCACATGACCCTCATCGTAACCCTCATCGTAATAACGGCGATACCACGCCGGGGCCTTGGTCATGCGCCCGACCACAAAGCCGAGCACAAATAGCGCAATAACCAACGGTGCAACTAGATACATAATACCCCTCCTAAACGGCAATCCCGATGCCCATGGATCGGGCCATGGCATAAAGCCCGTCATAGCCGATATCTTCATTGTTCACAGCGTTGTTATATACATTCACCGCGCCACGGATTCCCCATTTACTCCGACTAATCCCCAGTAAAAACTCCGTTTCCTGTTTCGCCAACAAGGGGAAGAGTTGACGCATGTCGTCCGTCCGGACGCTACGGGTGTTAAAATGCCGATTCATGCGGATCCGACTGAACAGCTGGGCGAACCGGGCCTCTTGTCGGCCTACCATGCGGCTGTAGACCTCTGTGTTGCCGATCAGTGCCACACCTGTTCCGGGCTGGTCAGTAAGCACGTTGGGGTCTGAGAGCGTCCGCAACTCCTCCAGCGCACTTGGCTTCAAATGCTGGGCCTCATCTATAATAATGACCCGGCTGGTGCCCTCCAACTTCTCTCGGATATCCAGCATTAAATCTAAATTGCTCCGGGAAGCCGGTACCTTCAATGCCCGTGCAAGTAGCTTTAAAATGCTGTTTAGTGTTCCCGAACTGGGAGTCGCTTGGATGTAGATGGAGTTTGCGGGGTTTTCCCGCACAAAGCGCTGTGCCCCTTTGGTCTTGCCGATCCCTGCGTCACCGTGGATTACCACCATGCCACGCTCCAGCTGGCAATATCGGATCAACTTTACAACATCCTCAGAGATGGAGGTCGGGATGTACCCCAGTACCGGCTGGAAGGGGAGCGCCTTTTCCGTGGTAGCATCCTTTTCCGCTTGGGTACCGAGAAATTCCTCAATTTTGGCCTCGACCTCCTCAATGTTCCCGTTGTCGTACATGTTCCGCCGCCCCTGGCTTAGTGCCGTCTGGCTAACGCCAAACAGGGGGGCCGCCTTTGCTTGGCTCAAGCCCTTTTCTGTTAAAAACCGGCTTACTTGCTCTTGCAGTGCTACGCTGTAGACCTTACTCATTTTCCAGTCCTCCTTGTTTTTTTAGGGCGTTTTTATTCATGATGTCCAGATCGGCAAAACCAACCGCCGCCTTTAAAATGGGTTCTTCTACGGCACGATGGAGCTGGTGTACCCTTGGCTGTGCCCCCGGCACGATCTGCCCGGCCTTGGCCTCGTGGGCCGCGCCCAGCACCAGTTCCAAGGCGGTTCGCCGCCCAAATGCCGGGAATGCACTGACCTTGTAAGCGTCTGCCACTGTCCTCTCCGCACGGCGGACCTTGCGTGATGCCGCTTGGATTTCCGGCTGGCTGGCACCATATTTCACTACGGCGGCATTATCCGCCGGTACCGTCATAATGAAGCGATCCTCCAGGTCATACAACCGAACCTCGCTCAAATCGTCCGGATCGTAGCGGTAATATACCTCTTTGCCCAACAGATGTAGGAGCATGTCGTCATTCCAATAATCCAGCCGTTGCCCGGCGATGGTCAAATGGACACCACGGCGGCCCACTTTCTGTGCTCGGCTGCTCCGCATCAACATGAGATTCAGCTCTTCGACCGGGGCCGCTCGTTTGATGTGCAGTTGCTCATTGTATACCTGCATCCGGGACTTGCCACGGTCGGCTACGACGGCGCCGCCGTAGGGCTGTTGGTTGAAGTGCCACTCCAGTAGCTCTTCCACCACTTCCACAAGCTGACTGTCCAGCGGGATTTGACCATTTTTCAACACCGTTTTTAGCCGCTCTGGTCTCTCTAGCACATTGCCGCCGGTATATGTATCAAACAGTCGGGAGAGCTGGTTCTTGATATCCGCGAACCGCCGCTCTATCACCTTTGCTCTTGCGTTGCGGACAAGGGCGTTGGTCATCTTGATACCCAGCCGTTGGAATACCGGCGGCGGGTCAAACCGCTCCTTATCGTTTTTTGGTTTCTTGGCACGGTGCCCCAGGCCGCCGATGTCGTAGGTCAAAAACTCGCGCCCGTTGTCAACATAGACATTCTCCGGGATCCCGTATTTGAGTATGCCTTTCCGCAGGGCGATCAGCGTGGCCTGAGAGTTGGGGGTATCTGTCACGTGCGCCCCGGTGAAGATGCCGCTCCGGGCATCAAAAAAGGCGGTCAGATAGAGCCGGTGGACTTTGCCGTTTTCGCCCAGCGTCTGGATATCAAAGGTGTGGTTATCTGCCACCCAGTACTC